TAAAAAAATATGGAAATTCATATTCTATACTTTATATAAGAAACCAGAGTTATTAACAGATATTAATATAGACTACTATTTCTATGTAAAGAATAGAGTATTGAAAATAAATCCATCTTTACTTACAAAGAAAGATTATATGACTCTTAAAGTAGAGATGAATAGAATAATGAGGAATGTAGTTAATGATGAAGTAATAACTCATTCAATAGATGAGAAAGAAATAGAGCATAGTGAATTAGTAGCAAATGCTTCATTAGCTCTAACAGCTGTAGTTAAAGTAGATAAGACACCTGATGTTATTACTAATGACGAAGAACTTAAAGAACTTACTAAGACAGATGAAGTTGATAAGGAATTAGAAGTAGTAGCAAAGAAGAGTGTTGAAAAAGCTGTTTCTGAAGTAACACCTGATACAACAAATGAAGATGAGGTTAATGTACAAGTAGCTGGTAATATAAAGAAAGAAGTAGAAGATAATCATGAACTTCTTAAGAAGATTTATTATCAGAATAAGAATGGTGATAAAGTAGAAAAATCTACAGCTTCTACTGCAAGAGATGAATTACTGAGAAAAAACCAGAAAAATCTTAAAGTTAAGAATATGACTCTGGATAAAATTATTAGTATTAAAACTAAAGATGTTAAAATACCAGTAACTGATATTTCAAATGAATTAACTACTACTAATAAGAATATGAGTAAAATGAGATTTACAAATCTCGATACTACTTATATTAAAGAAGTAATGGAAAAAGATATAATGGATGCTTTCTTAGCATTGAATGATAAATCAATTCCATTATTTATAAGAGATATTAAAATAGAAGATAGTTCTGATGAGTTAAACTATAAAGATACTTATACTATTTATATGGAAGATGGTAATAGAAATAGACACACTGTAAAGGTAGATATACCTAAATTTATAGATAATAGATTTTTGTATATAGGTGGAAATAAGAAAGTTATTAAACACCAATCTTTCTATTTACCAGTAGTTAAAATAGCTCCTAATAAAGTAGAGATAGTTACCAATTATTCTAAGATGACTATTGAAAGAGAAGATGGAGCTAATAGTTCTTCAGTAGAAAGAATGAAGAAATTGATAGTAGCTAATAAAGATACAATAGGAGAAGCATTTAAAGTTGGTTATGAATTCCCTAATAATAAGAAATTTATTACTACTATAGAATATGACCAGTATAGTAAGATGTATTCATATTTTAAATATAAAGGAAGTATGATTTACTTTAATCAAGCTCAAGCTATCCAATATGCTGAAGATAATAAAATTACTATACCAGAGAATCATATCTTTATAGGATTAGTAAAAGGAGAACCAATCTTCATAGATATAGATACTCAATTAACTGATAAAGAATTATCTATTACAGATTTAATAGTATCTTGTCTACCACAAGAGTTAGAAACTCAGTATCATAAAACTAAATCTGCTAAGAGAATGATGTTTGCTAAAGTTAAGATAATGAAACAGAATGTATATGTTGGTATGCTATTAGGTTTCTGGGCAGGACTTAGTAAACTATTAGAGATGATGAAAGTTCAATATAGAGTAGTAGATAAATTAGAGAAAGCTCTTAAACCAAATGAAGAGTATATAAAATTCTCTGATTGCTATATGATATATGAGCAGAATATTCCTATATCATTAATTCTTAATGGATTGAGAATGTTTAAAACTGAGAAATATCTAATGGCTGATTTTGATACTAAAACTCCTTATAGTGAATACATTCTTAAAGTATATGGTAGTGCTATTACAGAGAATGCTTTAATGAACTTCTATGAGTTCGTTTTAGACCCAATAACAATAGATGTATTAGAGCAATTAGAATTACCTACTGAAATAGTAGAGTTATATATCTATGCTATTAATTTATTAGCAGATTCTCAATATTCTAAACAGATAGACCAGAGATTATCTAGAATAAGATGTGGAGAAATAATTCCTGCTATTCTTTATGAAAGATTAGCAAAGAATTATGTAGACTATAGAAATAGTAATGGTGCTAAGAAATATACAGTACCACAAAATGCAGTAATACAAGAAATTCTTGCACAGAAAACTGTGGAAGATTATTCTACTCTTAATCCTACATTGGAGATGGAACAATTACAATCTGTTTCTACTAAAGGATTTAGAGGAGTAAACTTGGACGACTCTTATACTATTGAGAGACGTTCATTTGATAAATCAATGACAGGAATAATGGCAGCAAATACATCACCAGATGGTAGTGTAGGAGTTTCAAGAACTCTTACAATGGAACCAGCTGTTACTAATATTAGAGGTATTGTAGATGATACTTCTAAGGAATTAGATAAATTGAATGATGTAAATTTATACTCAGCTGGTGAAATGACAATGCCATTGTGTAATGCTATTGATGACCCTAACCGCCTGGGACATGCGATGCCCGAGAAATCGTCGCATTCAAACCTCTTTAATTGCTGGAAACTCTTTAGAGCCTTAAGTACCATAGTGTAATAATCTTAAGGATTAGACAATCAGCAGCCAAGACTCGAAAGAGTAAGGTTCAACGACTATCGAAAGTATATCTTAGAAGAAATATCTAGGAGAATAAATGAGTAGAGTACACGAAAGTGGAAATGGGAGGTATCTTATATTTGGTAACAGAATATAAGATAAAGATATAGTCTGAGCTATATAGAGATATATAGATTAACAATAACTGAAAACAATCGAAGCATGTAATACCTGTTAAGAAATCTTCTCCAGTTCTTATTTCAAATGGAATGGAAGAAAGAACTAGATTCCAAGTAACATCTAACTTTGCTGTTAATGCAGAAGAAGATGGTACTATTGTAGATTATGATGAAAAGACAGGTATAATGATAGCTAAATATAAATCAGGTAAATGTAGAGCTATTGATTTATCACCTAATATAGTAAAGAATGGTGGTGGTGGTTTCTTCTTATCTAATCAATTAGAGACTAAATTGAAAGTAGGAAGTAAATTTAAACAGAATGATGTTTTAGCATACCATAAAGATTTCTTTACTAATGATGAATTTAATAACTGTAGAATGAATATGGGTACATTATGTAAAGTTGCATTAATGTCATCATATAATACTCATGAAGATGCTACATTTATTACAGAGAAAATGTCACAGGATTGTGCTACAGAGATGTGTTTCTGTAAAGCAGCTACTGTGGGAAGAAATTCTAATGTATTTTATATAGCTAAAAAAGGACAAGAAATAAATATAGGGGACCCTTTAATACAGTTTGATACTTCTTACGAAGATGAGAGTATAAATACTCTTTTAGCAAATCTTGGAGAAGAAGATAAAGAGAATATATTAGAGGGTGCAAGAAATGAGATTAAATCAAAATACTCTGGATTAATAGAGGATATTAAAATATACTCTACTGTAGAGTTAGATGATTTATCTCCATCTCTAAAATCTATTGTAAGTAAGTATTATACTGAAATAAATAGAAAAAAGAATTTCTTAAATAAATATGACCCTGATGCAAAAGATAGTGTTGTTAAATGTGGAATTCTCTGTAATGAAACAAGTTCTAAAATAGACCCTAATATGTATGGTGTTATTAAAGGACAAAAAGTAGAAGATGGAGTTCTTATAGAGTTCTATATTAAACATACAGAACCATTGGAAGTTGGTAGTAAGATAGCTAACTATACAGCTCTAAAGAATACTGTATGTGAAATTATTCCAAAAGGTTATGAACCGTATAGTGAATATAGACCTGATGAAGAAGTATCTACTTTTATTGCTACTAACTCTATACTTAATAGAATGGTTCCTGCTATACTTTATGTAACATTAGGAAATAAATGTATTATAGAATTAAAGAGACATCTTGAAGAAATATATGACTCAAAGAATATTGGTAGTTGTAGAAGTAAAATGGAAAAGATGATTTATTCATTCTTTACAGCATTTGATAAATCTGGAGCTAATACAAAAAAATATTCTAATAGATTTAAACCAATGAGTGATAGTGAATTCAAGAGATACTTTGATGATTTCTTTAGTAATGAAAATGCATATTTAGTTTTAGATATAGTAGACTATGAGAGAACTATAACAATGGATGATATTGAAGCTGCAGCTAAATCAATTAATATTCCATTGTATGAGAATGTAGTTACTCCATTTGCTACTATGGATAAAGAAAATGCTGTTGTAACTCCAACACCAGTTCCTGTTGGTTATCTTAATGAAAAGAGAACTCAGCAGACTGTTATGAAAAAGAATGGTATTAGTACTGATATAAGTGAAAGGTCAGCTATTACTAATCAGGTTACTGGTAAAGATAAGAATGGTAGAGAATCTGACTTAGAGAATATAATGCTTATTAACTGGGGATTACCTAGTGTAATGAAAGAATTAAATTCTGCTAGAGCTGATGACTCTGTTATGAAACAACAGATGTTAAGAGATATAGCATTGAATGGATATACTAAACTAGAAGATATGGATGATGATATATTCAATAAAACAACATTAAATGCTGTTGATACATATATGATAGGAATGGGATTAAAATCTGATTTGGTTACAACTGGATTGATGTTACCGAAGACAATAAAAGAAGAATTATAAAAAAAAAAGAAACTCTCTAGAAATTAATCTAGAGAGTTTCTTAAACTTGTATTGAGATTCCTATACTGTTGGAATCTCAACACCGAACTTAACTTTAAAAGCTTCCTCGAATTCAGGATATGTTGTTTGAGGGAGATGGTTTGGATAGCCCTCTATACTATTCCAGTTAGCGTAGAGTAATCCATATGAGACTTCTCTTAAAGTCTCACCATCCATCTCGTTACATGAGTATCTGCCTTCAATACCATCGAATGTAAACTCGGTGATAGTATCTTTACAAATACCTTCAATTTCCTGAACTACTATGTTTGTTATTGTTAATTCTTTCATATTAATCTCCTTTACGGTAATTATTTTATTATTGATACAGAAATAATATATTAGCATTTTTTTTGATATACGGATATAGATAAGCCCCATAAAAACATAGGCTTAATATACACTTTGAAAGAAAGGTGAAATAAATGGCTAGAAGAAATCGTAAGTTAGATGTAGAGGGTTTATCGTCTATAGATTCTGACCGTTCCTTTAAAAAGCAGTTAATTAATATAAATAACTTAATAGGTCAAGCAAACCTATCTTTATATGGAACAGACAGAACTTCTGATGTAGATTCTCTTAATGATAAATTTCAATCTATCCTATCCAATGAGCTAACTGGTATTACTGGAAAAGAAGGTAATGATATTACCTCTTTTCTAAGTCAAGTTGTATCAGCGGATAATAAATATAGAGCTGGAGAAGATATACTAAATAATCAAATTAATGATTTAACTGGTAATGAATATTCTTCTATGCAATCATTCATCTATGATGCATACAGAAATAGACTATTACAACAATCAGATTTGCATGAAGTATCTTCACAGTTAATAGAATTATCAGAAGCTATAATGATAACAAGAGATGCTATCATTTCTGCTGATACTGTAGAAGGAAGATTGAATAGAAGTATTACTTTTGAAAATATAGATGATGATGAAATAGACAACTATAATTCTATAGTAGAAAATATGGAGAATAAGTTCCAACTCTTAGAAAAGATTAAGAACTTTATTATTCCAAAAACTCTGGAGTATGGAGAGTACTATGTATATATAGTTCCATATTCTGAATTATTCAATAAATTCCAACAACAAAAAACAAGGAATGTTACTAATACAGGAATTCTTAGAAGATTTAATGAGTCTACTGTATTAGAAGGATTTAATGATACTAAGAAAGAAAATAAACTCACTGAGTTAGATATGTTCTTAGAAGATTGCTATAATAAATATCATATTAGAGAAAATGGTAAATATAGTGATAAGAAATCTTCTGATAATAGAATTAATAAAGATGAGTTTAAATCAGACTTAAAGAATATTATGGAGAATATTATTATATCAACAGATGATATTCCTATTCCATTTTTAGAAGAAGGATTAGAGTCTATTGAGTTTATTAATAATCAGCATAATAATGTAGTTACTGAAGATAATACTTTATTCAAAAAAGTTATTAAGAATAATAAAACTGATGGTGGAGTTAAGATATCTAAAAAAGGAGAATTTGATGATATTGGTGATTGTTATGTTAAAATGATAGAACCAACTAAAATTATTCCTATTAAGATAATGAATACTATACTTGGATATTATTATGTACAAGATGAAGATATAACACCATTATCTGGTGCTGTTTCATCTTCTCTCTATTTCAGTAGATTTAATGAACACAGTAGACAGCAAACTATTATTGATAGTTTAGCTGAAAGAGTTGTACAGCAATTCAATAAACCATTCTTAAAAAATAACTTGAAGTTTAAAGAAGCAATAGTGGATTGCTTTAATTATTATAACTTAAATGAGAATAGAGTAAAAATGCAATTTATTCCTGCTGAGTATATAGTAAGATTTAAAATAGATGAAGATATCGATGGCAATGGTACATCTATGATAAAGAAATCTTTATTCTATGCTAAGTTATACTTAATGATTTTATTATTTAAAATTATGAGTATTATCATGTATAGTAATGATCAAAAGATTAACTATATAAAGCAATCAGGATTAGATAAGAACTTAGCAAACAGAGTTCAAGAGATAGCAAGATTACAACAATCGAGACAGATTAATATTTCTGATTTATTCTCTTATACTACTCTTATTAATAAAGTAGGTAATGGTAATGCAGTTTATATGCCTACTGGTAGAAGTGGTGAAAGACCTATAGAAACAGAAATCTTATCAGGTCAAGATGTTCAATTAAATAATGACTTGTTAGAGATGTTAAAGAATGCATATATAACAGGTACTGGTGTACCAGCTGCTATTCTTAACTATCTAAATGAAGCAGATTATGCAAAAACAGTAGAGCAGAATAACTCTAAGTTTAATGCAAGAGTTATAAATTATCAGTTAGACTTTAATCCTATTATCACTGATATGTATAAGAGGATAATGAAATGGTCTACTAATATAGGTGAAGAGAAAATAAGTAACTTTAATTTTACTCTCACACAACCAAGGTCAGCTACTGCTAATGCTAAAGCAGAATTAATAAGTCAGTTTAATACAATGGCTGAATTCTTAACAGGATTATTATACCCAGACCCAGGTCAGGCAGAAAATCCTGATAGCTTAAATGCAGAGATAAGAGAATTCAAGAAATTGTATGCTAGAGAGCAATTACCGATGATAAACTTTGATGATATTGAAGAAATGATAAATAAAGCTGCGTTAATTAATAAAGAAAGAAAACTCAAACCAGATCCAAAGAATGGAAATGATGGGGATGATGATGGATTAGAAGATGACAGCTTAGATGATTTACATATGTAAATAACTTTAAATACTAGAGGAACATAGAAAATTCCTCTAGTATTTATCTATTCTCAAAAGTACTGTATAGTAAAATAATAATAATCAAGGTAGGTATAATTATGAAATATGATATAGTTGCAGTTTATAGCTGTATAAGTGAGAAAACTAAGTTTATTAGTGAAACAACTGAAGTTATTGAAACTCTCAGAAAAGATTTAGAAACAAAAGAAAGAAAGGTTGATATTGCTACAATTCAATACGCAATATTTAAATCTCTAATTGGATTACATGAGATGATATCATATATTGATGATATTGAAACAGATAGAAGTCAAGATGATTATCTAATACATCAAATAATAACTGCAAGAATATTAACTACATATCTGTCATCTATACATGAAATGGATAATGATACTCCATATATGGTTAGTAAAGTTATTGGTGAAGATATCTTTAAACATTTAAATCCTGATGTATATACTGGTATGTTGTTAAAGGATTACAGGACAATGACGTATTATTCAGTATCTGAACTGATTAAATTTAAACCATACATAGAAGAATCAGGTAATGATAGCTTCATGATAGTTGGTCCTATCGTCAAACTAACACCAAATGGTTGTGTAGAATATTTTAAGTTTATTTATAATGGTGTACAAGGTAGTGTATATATTAGCAGAAATGATAAAGGCATTAATAGTGTTGCATTAGTATATAATAATACATGTGCATTTTTTGATACTGATAAGGGTAATGATGTATTGGAGTTCTCATATGATAATATGTGTTATGGGAAATTAATGTCCCATATAATAGATAAAGTATCTAACGAGTAAATAGTATAAATTGTATTGGTATAATTGATTTGGGTTATCAATTATACCGATATACTATTTTAGTGTAACCTAATAATATTTATGTAATAAAGGAGATTTTAAAAATGGGAAACCCGTACAATGCATATACGAGGTTAGAAAAATTCAATATCTTATGTGGTGAAATCATAGATAAATACTGTATGGAATTACCAATCGCAGATGATGAGATTATTAGTAAATACGCAACTATGATATTATATAGTCTTATATATTCTCTTAAAGAATTCTCAAATTCGGAAAAGAGTATATCGGATATTGATAAAATCCATAAAGTTTGCAAAAATATGTTTGAAACAGATTTTGATACTTATTTGGATAGTATTGATGAAGTATTATTAATATCAGTTCGTAGAATAGTATATAATTTTACAAATATTGAAGTGCCTAAATTTTATGCAATGCATACCCCACACAAGAATTTCTATGCTCAAATAGATACGAGTTTGAAGAAAACCTCAATTAATATAATACTCAATGGGTTATATTTGTTTGATGGTTATATATTGGAAAAATTAAAGGAGATTTAAAAAATGATTATTTTAAGTTTAAAAGAGTTGCTTGATGAAATGTATACTATTGAGATGGTATTAGATTCGCTACGTGATGCCAAAAAGTTCTATAATAATGGATTGGTTGATAATGTATGCGAAAAGAATGTTATGTATCATAATGCATTGGATAATATTGATGAAATTATTGAAATGGTTTATCAACATATCCCGGGGTTTGATGCTATTAGCAGTATATTATATGCTATCGATAATTGGAATTATCCCAATACCAAACTTATAGAAGGGTATTCCAGAAAAAGAAAAGAATTGGGTAATGCTTTAAGTGCATCTGTTCATGGTATATTCGATATGTATAACCGTGATAATGTTTATTTGAGATCTTTTGTATTCGCTCTTAAAAAATATACTACAAGTATAGAAGATTTTGATAAGGTTTCTTATGATGATAGTAATGATATGACTATGATTAAGAACTTCAATAAGGTCGATGAGCTTGATATGGAAAAGGCTCAGAACGTTAGTGAGATTTTATCTATTACGAATAGACTTTATACTTACTATACTGAGTCGATGAGAAAGTTATACTAATATAGTTTAAATTAACAAAGGAGATTTTAGAAATGAATGATGTAGTAAAAGCAATACTTGATAATTATGATGCACAGATAGAATCATCTGAAGTAGTTATGAAATACTTTATTGAAAAGAAGAGGAAATTTATGGAGAAGAATAATATTGTTGATGATAAGAAAGAAGGTATGGATATGGGTGAATTTACTAAAGAATTAGCAAACAGTTATGGCTATGAATCATTTGATGATATGAGTGATGATGAGAAATATGCAGCTCTTACAATATGGAGAGATCATATTAAAGCTAATCTAGAGGACATTATATGAATTTAGAAGAATTTAACAGACTATGTGATGATTTTTTAAAAGAATATTATATAGGTGTACCGTTTGAAGAATATGATGTATCAAGCAAATACAATATTATGATATTATATGATTTAGTATTAGCTGTTAAAGAATTCTCTAACTCAGAAAAAGGTATATCTGACATTGGTAAAATACATAAGGTTTGTAGAGATTTATTTAGGTATCAATTAAATAAGCACGTAGACACAACTGATGGTAAAATGTTGTCAAGGATATTTAGAATAGTATTTGAATTTAGTACTATTGAAATACCATCTGTATATGCAGTACTAAAACCAAATAATACTATCTATAGTATGACTAATCCAATGCTGTGGAATGATGAAAATGATTCAAAGAAAAGTACAGCAAATTCCATACTTAGTGTATTGGATATGTTTGAAAGTTATATATTGGCAAAGTATGTAGATATGGGTGGTGATGTAATTATTGGAAAGGAAAGAAAGAAATGATTAAGTTGTCAGTAATAGAAGAAATCGAAACAAATATTGATGATATAATAGACTCATGTAAAGATTATATCAATTATACTAAGCATAGTATTAAAGATATAGAGCGGAAGCTTTCTAGTAATAATAATGAATCTGTATCATTGAATGAGGAATTGATTGAATACAGAAAGTCATTAGATATGTATTCGAACATGTTAGACTCAACATATAAACTTTATCCAGGACATGATGCAGTCATAGCAATTTGTTTTTGGGTTATTGGAAATGATATAGATGATTTAGATTATGAATATGCAAAATCGTTACTAAGTAAGCTTATGAACAATAATACTCATGGAATATCCGAATTGTATTTTAGAGATAAAGTATATCTGTCATCATTACTGTATGGGATAGGTGAATATATATTTTCATTGCGAGAATCATATGGTATTGATATAGATGATATGATTAAATATAGTCTTGATGAAACTGCAAAAATTATCAAGAATAATCATGGGGTTGATGATATTGATATGGATAAAGCCGAAATTGTGATGAATATCTATAATAGAATATATAATATTTTAGCATATTTTAATAAATGTAATGAGTAGTAATCTATTGGAAAGGAAAGGAAAAATGGATAAACTAGAAAAGTTAGAAGAAGCTGTTCTGGCACTGGATAAGTTTACTGCATCAGAGAAAACTAAGTGGGATTATAAGATGTTGTGTAGCTCTCTTGAAACTGCATTGTATTTTTCTCAACATGAGTCAATGTATGATGCGATGGATACTATTGATACATCAAAACTTGATGAGTTGTGTCACAGGGTATATGAATTTATGTTAAATGAGGTCCCGCTTTCATATAGAGGACATATAGCAGAAAATACAATATTCCACCCAGGGCGTATACAAAGATTATTTCCAAAGCATGACATAAAATTCAATCACGAGTTATTTATATTATGTAATATAAATCGTGACATTAGTACCATACTGTACTACATGTTGGCAATATATGTAAACAATGGAGGAGATATGATTTTATGAGACAGATAGAAACTGTATTAGAAGAGTTAGAAAAGACAAATAACGAAGTTGAAAATTATGAGTTAATATATAATTTATTATCTGATGATAAAATTGATGAAGCAAAAAATAACTTAAAGACACTTTTACGAATTACTTGTAAGAGAAAGGACTCTAACGTAGTAATATATAAAATATTAAAAATGGTGAGGGACATATATTTCTCTAATAGAGAATTTGATGATGTTATGCAATACCATAATTCATGTATCGAGTTACTAAATATTGCAGAGGGTGGTCTTAAATGGGTATTTGGTGATAATCATGACTTAATAGTAGAATCAAATATGATAATTACCGATATCGTGAAAAATATAATTCCCGACAAATATGAGAAATTACATTTCACATCATCGGTATTTGAATATGAGACTATATCTAGTATTCATAAAGATATTGATGATCCACAATTGAGATGGATATCAGAGATAATGAGGTGTGTTGAAATATTGGATACATATTTAATTCAGTATGAATTATTTGGTAAACAAAGACCAATAGCAGATGTACTTTTTAGAGAATCATAAATTCTTTAAGTGATGATTTTATGATAGAAAGGAATAAAAAAAATGAGAGATGTAGAAACTATATTGGCTGACATGGCAGTAAAGAATGAGGCATATGATACCTTGATAAAAGTATATGATTTATTCAAGGATGAGAAAATTGATGAAGCAAAAGCACTTATTAATTCTACCGTTAAATCTAACAATAATAAACAGAATCCTAGTAATATTTTACATAGGATATTAAAAATGGTTTATGAGTTTTCTGAGTCAAACTATAGGTTTGAGGATGTTATCAAATATCATTCTGAGTATAGGAATATTATAGATATTTCAGGTTTTGGAGACGATTGGATTTACGGTGATAGCCTAAGTGAAATTACAGAAATATCAGAAGCTGTTGTCTCATTGGCGTCAGATATCTTACCAAACTTATATGATGAGCTGTTAATGCAAACATCGAAGTTTGATATAAACAGTATGAATTGTATATTTAAGTATATAGATTATTCATTACTGGAACCAGTATCCAAAATGATGTTGGCTATTGAACATCTTGATGTCTACAATATGCATAATTTCATTTGTGAAGGTATGCCTATTGAAACAATATTTGAAGCATGTGATAAATTAGAGGACTCCGAGTAAGGAGTCCTCTTTTTATTATTTTTATAAGGAGATATAAAAATGGATAAATTAATGAATATGTATAGCAAAATAACTGCTTCTCAGGAAGTTGAGAATAATCTTATACTAGAAAAAGATGAGCTCGAGCGTAAACTTAACGATGTTGATACTAGGTATAAATCGATAGTATCATTAAAATCCCTATGGGATAAAAAATATAATCTCATTATACAAATGATGGTTGATTATATTAACTCAGAAAAGTCATTACATGATATATCAGATTTTCATAGCAAATTTATAAGTATAGATTCTATTAAATTATTTGATACTATAGATAATATAGATATCAAAGAATTAACAGAACTGGATGATGCGGTAAACGAATCTATTTTCGATATAGTACCAGATGCTTTTATTAATATGATGGCTGGAAACAGTACAAAATATGTACTAGCACATATATTATCGATATTAGGTATAAATACCGTTGCTGATGAAGATATTGTAAAAATAAGTCAGTTTTGTACAATAATGAGATCATTGGAATTGATAGATACATATCTTATAGCTCAATATGCATCAAAAGGTGGTACCCTTGAAATGTATATAGATAATGTATTTGATGAGTTCGAAAACGATAAATCATGATAACAGATATACAGAATTTGATTTTGTAAATAATAAATTTAATAGATGTCCTATCAGGCTTAACGGGGAAGGAGATTTTATGAAAAATTTGTTTAATAGTAAAATATCAGAGTTGTCTTCAGTTCTTGAAGAGCTTACAGATAAGCTTGATGCTACAGATAAAGTATATTCTTTGATGCACAACATGTGGGGTGTTTTCAATGTAATGGATAAGTTTGATGACAACGATACTATATGGTATGGAGAGTTGGTAAAAGAAATCGACTCTGTATTAAAGGGTGATATAATGGGATTAGCATCACTATCAGTTGAAGAGTTGGATAACGTGCGTGAGAGAATTCATCAGTTCGGAAAAACACATGTTCCTGTCAAATTTAAAAGGCTGCTAAAATATATTCCTAGATTAGTAAGGTCAGACGTACTATGTGAAAAGTATAGTGAACTACCTGATGCAGGTGAACGTTGTAGTAGGATAGTAGATATAGGTTACTTCCTTCAAGTCATACATTTATGGTGTATTCATAAGTGTATGACTTTTGAAGAACCCAAGATAGAAGAGGACTCCGAATAAGGAGTCTTCTTTTTTTCCTCTAAAAACACCATAATAACTAAGCAATAACATAGAAAGGTAATTAATATGAAAAATACTTCCTATTTTTCTACCTTTGTAGAAATGCTTCTAGATGATTATAATTCTGAATTTGATCTTTTTTTAGAAGCAGAAGAAAAAAATAATTACATAATGAAAACTAACTTATATCCTAAAATAGAGAAAGTACTCTCTACTACTGTAGGGGATAAGAAGTTTAAACAGATTTGTGGTAATTATATGGACAGGAACGCAACAAAATTGCATACTTCAGGACCGATTCATATGATACCATTTGGTGATATTGATAAAGGTATGTATTTTAATCTCTTTGAGATTACTCCTAAATATGTAACTGATTTAGTAGTAGATGTCACTAAACAGATATCTACTCAAACAGATTTTAAGTTATTAAGAGGTAACCCTATATTCTGGGTATTCTATTGCTGTATAAGATATTACTTCTTAAAGAAAGATGATAAAGGATTAAATACTGCATTAGCAATTTATGCATTATCTGTATATCCATCTTTATTTTCTTTATTCTTTAAGTATGGTGCTAATGAAGGTGTTATGCAGTATACAATGGATAATCTATCAGAGAAGTATATAATGAAACAAGGTGGTCATGTATTTGGTGGATTATTCTTATCTATAAATAATTCTTTTAAATTCTTAAAGCAGTTTATGAAAGATGCTTCTGATTTAGAATTCATCAGGTTCATACAAAGAATACGAAATGACCAGAAATCAATGTTAAAGAATATCTGTGGTGAGTATATGAAAAACTATGCTGCAGGTAATAGAGTTACTTTAACTAAAGATTCTTATGATGAAGTAGTAATAGATGATACTATAGAGAATAATACAAGTTCTGTACAAGTAGTTACTAATACAATAGTAAATGGATTATTAACTAATGGATTAGATTTAAAGAGAATAAATCAATGTAAGAGTTTAGCACAGATATCATTTGCTGATTGTAGATTCTATATGAGTAGAATAATTACAGATAAATATACTAAAGATATAGAAGCATTTATACAATCAATATTATTCTTATATCTATATACAGAGCATAAAGATAAGAAAGATATTAATAGTAGTAATTTCTTAGTATGGAGTTCTGAGTTATTTAGAAAGACTAATAGTAATAATGATAACATTAGAACTATTAAAACTACTCTTGATAAATGGGGTGAAGAAACAGGAGTTCATGCTAAGTTTAAAAGAGAAGCAAGTAGAATAAATTATAAGAAAGCAATATTCTGGTACTTTATATTGAGTATTCAGTATTATAATAAATAAAAAAAAGAAGACCTCTTATTTGAGGTCTTCTAAATATTTTTGATAATCTCTTGCTATGCAATGCGGTATTAACGCACCACATGATCTGCAAATACAATAATTCTCATCATGGTAAACGAGATTAGCTGTTCGCCTACCATCAGATTTTCTTCCTATGTGGTAGCAGATAACAGAGCCTCTACCTCTGTATGTTGCTATTAAATCCACCATTTTACTATCAAATTTCATAAAAGTCTCCTTCTCCCCGTTAAGCCTGTTAGGACATCTATTAAGTTACTCTGTATATTAATACACATAAATAGTATATTATCGTTTTTTTTTTGATATGCGTATATGAATATATATTATCTTTATGAAAATTAACATTTGTGTTGTAGTAGTCGTTTAATAATTATTTTTAAGAAAGGAAAAAAGATGAAGAAATTTGAAGTAACAGAAACAAAATTGTCTGTAGAGAATGGTGAAAATGTATCACGTATTGATTTTATGTATGATGATAAACCAGGTTCATATTATAAGATAACTGGGGATAAAACAGATATTATTGGTATAGTATATGACGGACATGATTGTATATGGGGTGTTAGGCGTGGTACCCCTGGTAAATATGGGAGAATGTTTGATGTACCAAAATATGAAGACTTTATATCTTATATGTCAACATTACTTAATATCGAAATACCGACTATAACATACGATACTGATGAGTTGGTAGTATATCTTGCTGCATTACCATATAGCTCAGATAAAGATGATATTAGTATAAGTATATCGGAATTCTTATACAACGGTACCCATGGTAAGTATACAATGAATATGTCTAGAATAAATAAAGAGCATATTATAGAATATGATGGATTAAAATCGGTTATCAAAGTATGGTGTGATGATAATCTAAGTGATGATATTGAAGGTGATAGATTTATGCTTCCTCAATATTCTGATTTTGTTGCTGAGTTTAAAAAGAATTTTGATATAGTATTACCTACCACGAATGATAATAAATATAATAATTTAGTTGTTACTAATGAAGATATTAAAACTAGATCGGATGATGGTGTTCAGGTGAGAAACATATCTTTTGAATATAGGGGTAGGTACGGAATGGTTATAAGTCATTTTAATATAACTAATAGACTTATAACTATATCATATGATTCGATAGTGTACATTAGAACTGATGATTTTATAAACATGGATACCAACGAATATGGTGATATCAAGTTATTGAAATCAAATACTGGATTTGTTAAAGAACTCAAGAAGGTACTTGAAATTGATATTACAGATACCTCTAATAATACTGAATCACTTAACGATATCGGTGATGTTGTAATTGAGATTGGGGATAAACCTAAAACTAATAATATTTTTCTGGATAGGATTAACGCTAGAGTTTCTGAGTTAATTGACTATGATGAGGTTGCAAAACCTATCGTAAATAAACCTGATAATACTAAGAGTGGAGAGATTAATATCTTAAATGAAAAAGAAGAAAAAGATGGTGGAAATATTGTTGTGACTTTTGAGTTTGAATATAATGGTATCAAGGGCATATGTGAAAGAACATTTAACCCAACTAGAAATTCTACCAGAATGATGTACGATGGTCAGAGTAAAGAATGGGGTTTCTATAACAATGAGTGGGATGCACAGTCATCTGGGTTTACAAATCCAAAGTATAAAGAGTTTATAAAAGCTGCTGAGAAAGCTTTTAGTATTAGTTTCCCGTATATTAGGTATTAGAAAGGGGTTTATAATATGGACGAGATTATTATTTTAGAGGTAGGCGAGATATGTGATGGTGAAGATATTGTTAAAACTTATGAATTTGAGTATAATGGTATTACAGGTAAATGTGAAAGACGATTTAATGTCAACACAAACACTACAAGATTAATATATGATGGTTATGATGAAGAGTGGGGTATTTATAATGGTAAATGGGATTATAAATTTAATGCTTTTATCACCGATCCAAAATATAATAAGTTTAGAAAAGCTGCTGAAGAAGCTTTTTCTACAGTCTTACCAGACTAAGTAAATAGAAAGAAGTTGATGATTAATTTCATCAACTTCTTTTTTTTTAATATTTTCTCTGAGCATAACTCTGAGCAAGATTATCAATCTTATACATATCAAAACTCTCAAGCTTTAATGCTTTAACAAGAGCGTATCCTGTATATTCTTTTACAGACTCAATAAATGCTAACTCTTGAGGAGTAGCTGATTCATTTAAACTCATAGGATAATCTTTAAGTGCATTGTAAGTACTATACTCATAATTATCTCCACTTTCCATCTTAGCCTGAATCTTGTTCATATTGCTTATCATAATACCATTAAACAAAGATGGTTTATAATAACCTTGACCAAGACCTTTCAGTCTCATAGCTTCTTCAACTTTCTGTGGAGTATTCATCTTAACATCATTAGCAAGTTCATCTTCTACAGCTTGAAGTTTTTCTTTTTCTTCTTTAGCTCTCTGTATTTCAGATACTGCTGTCTGTTTAACATTATCTTTCACAATACTAGCTACTTCATCTGTATTAAGTTCTCTACCAACAACATTAACTTTCTTCTGTTCATCTTTATCATTATTGAATACTAAATCTTCATCAGTTACTTCTTCTAACTTAAGAGATAACTTATTGTATTTTTCATCAACAAGATGATTTACAGCTTCCAATACTTTTTTTGCAAATCCTGAATTCTTCTTTATAGCTTCTTTGATATAGTATTCAACACCCTGAGGACATCTTTCATTTAAGAAGTCTCTAAAGCATCTATCTATATCATCTTTATAAGCTACTTTATATTCATCATTAAGAGGAATAGCATCTCTATAAGTATCAGAAAGAACTTTTGTTAAATATTCTTTCTTAGCTTCATCACGAGATTTATCTATCATTCTTAATTTATAAGTATCAGAATTTTTAAAATCTGATTCTGCTTTTTTATTTCTTTCTTCGTTCTCTATATTGTCTATAAAGTCCAGAAGTCTTATTTCTCGATTGTCAGGCATTTTTCTTTAATCCTTTCAATGTAATATTATTTTCTTGTTTTTAGCCTATATTATTCAGAGGTATACTCATTTATAGTAATATCTTCAGTATCACACAATAATAGTTCTGGTATATACCATCTTCTATCTTGAACTGATAAATCAGCTATATCTGTAGTATTATTTCTAACTGACTGCAATGTAGTAGGATAGTTATTAATATGATTAAACCTTATATGGTCTACATATCCAAAGTTTTGCTCTATCTTTCTCATTAAGTTAGATATGAAAAGATTATTCATTCCCTTTTCATTTATCTTTTCTATTTCTGATTTGATAAAGTTTTTAATATCCTTTACAGCTACAGTAGTATCTGTACCTTGTACAAACCACATATCAAATGACAGTCTAAGATTTACAGTATCTAGTTGTTCAGCATCTTCTCCAACTAAGAAGTTCTTACTTCTACCATATGTATTATAGAACTTCAAATCAATACCAGTTTCATTTCTTAATCTAGTATCAATTATATTCTGTATAAAGTTATAATGTGATAAGAAAGAGTTAAAGAAGTAAACTGCTTTACTCTCATCTAATATAGTAGATGCTCTTAAGAAAGATATAGTCTTCATTTGAACATCCATTAAATCATGAGTAAATTTAACACCACCATGGTCATCAGATACTGCTTCAGTATAATCTTCATAATCAAGATAAGTTCTTACACTCTCCATTGATTTCATAAATACAATAGGTTCTGTTACTGTAGCATATGTATTAGTCCATATATACTTATCAAAATTACCATGGTCGCTAAATGGATTATTTGTCATTTGAGAAGTATTTAATTCCAAACCACCTAATACTTCAGAGTAGTTTCTATTATATAGAGTATATATCTTAACTACTGTATTATCTATTGGTATCATGATATCATCATAATCTGTCATATTAACAAGATTCTCAAACTTAACTATTGTACCATCATTAATCATAGTAGTAACATCATTAACTGGTATATTATCAGCTAATAAATTATTATTAGTATCATACTTATAATAGATATTATTATCTACTTCATGTACTTTATAATATTCTCCATTAGTAGGATTTCTATATATCTTACCAGATAATAATCTCAATTGACCGTTTGATGTTATATGGTCGTCTGTATATATTTCTGAAGTATATACAAAACTATCACTTTCTTTATCATATGCTGTAGGAATCATTTCTGTATAGAAAATAATATTATTTTCTTTAACTACTGTGAGAATAACTCTTAAATCATTCTCTTTAGTTTTATATCTATCATTTAAATGATAAATAGGATTTCCATCTGCATCTTCTCCATCAGTTTTAATTAATGGATAATGCTTTTTATCTACAGTCATTGTAGCAGATACTTTACAGCTAATTTCATATTTCTTTTCTTTAATAAATCTTCTCTTTACTAATAAGCTATAAATAACAAACTGTAAATACATCTCATTATTTACATCAGTAAAATCCAAACTAGATACATTATTCACATAAGTGAGATATGTAGAAACTAAATTAGGACTCTTAGTAAATTTAATTAAGAATGGATTTATTAATAAGAATTTCTTTTGAGAAGGATTATCATATGTTTTGTAATCATCTTCTGTTAATTCCCATACAAGTTTTGTATCCTTATATTTCTTTCTACTCTTCCATTGAGCAAATGAACAAGGTCTGTTAAGATACTCTGGAACTACAGATGGGTCTAAAGTTCCTGGAATTATATAAGGAGTATTTCCTGCTGTTACATCAGCATCATACTGTGCTTTATATGCATTATACTTAGTTCTATCTCTAAAGAATTCAGCATTACCAGATGTATCTGTAGATGTAAATACAGTACCAGGTTCTATTATAAATACATTCTTCTCTGGATTAGTCATATCATATAAATTGATATTGAGATTAAGAGTATTTGTCTTATAGATGTAAGTATCATTTCTTACAATCATAAAAGCTGAATAAACTCTCTCATAGACATCATCTCTTTTTTTAATAAATAAGATATCCGAGTTACCGTACCTATATTTATAATTATTAAAGAATTGCTGTAAATCACTCTCTGTAGTCAAGGCTAAAGCAGTCCTATAACCCTCTACTGAAAGTGCTTTTAATACTTCTACACCTTGCTGGTCTTTTCCACCTTTAGATGCACCCAATGGCATTGCTGCTGTTAGATATGAATTTGCGTAGTTATATTTTTCATTATGTGGTACTAATGAAATATTCTTTCCTTTATAGACATCGAAGTTACCATCAGCACCTTTTGTCATATAAAGTATAATTCTTAAATCTGAGTTAAACTCAGGCATGAAGTAAGTATCTTTAGAGTTAAATGATAATCTCAATACACCTTCCTGTATTATTTGATAATAACAGAATGGTTCTTTTAAAGGTTGTGAATACACAATCAAACTCTTCATCTGTACTTCTTCATTTGTTATAGGTGAAGTATAGAATACTTCAAATCCAGCTAATTTACCTTCAAAAGATAAATCTACTACTGGGTAATTTATTTCACTATTAGTGATAATTTGTTCTGTTCTTTCATCTCTTATACACTGATGAGTTTCTACCTCTAAGGCAATAAATCCATCACTCGATCTTCTTACTTTAACATAAGGGTCTGTTATATGAGATAAACTATTTTTAAATTCTTCTTTATAATATCTTGCAGAGAATAAGTAATCATATCCATCAGTAGTTACTCTTTTTACAACACTAATGATTATGTCGTAATCTAATACATAAGGAATCTTTTCTACATAGATAGTAGTATTCTTATCTATATAGAAATAAGATGTATTTCTATTTCCAGGATTTGTACTAGCTTTCATATTTTTTATGATAGCTTTTTCTTCTAATACAAGAATAAACTTACAAGAAGCTGCTTTAGATAAAACATCATCTAATTGAAATATAGCAGCGTGTGAATAAATTGATTCTTCTATCTCTGCTCTATTAGGGAAACTCTCCCTAAATAATACTGAAGCTGTATTAAAAGTATCTTCTGATATATTAGTAACTAATTCTGTAGTATATCCAAACATACCTACATTTCTTAAGTTTAAATCTATATCTTCAAAATACTTATCAGATAATTCTTCAGTAACAAATTCTTTGACAGCATAGCTATCAATATAATCTCTATCTATTTTATTTTTATTAGTAGCCATATCTATCTTCTTCTCCTACCTCTATTTGATGAACTCTTACCTCTACTTTTTTTCAATGATTTAGGTACAATAACTCTATGATTCTTTGGTGGTAAATTAAATCCACGATTTAATCTCTCACTTAATCTATTCATTCTATCATTGAAATTAGATTGGAATCTATTCAATGGTGTTTCTGCATCAGTATCAGTTCTAAATCTAAGTTTAAATTCTATTGGTATTTTTCCATCATCATGTCTTATAGTTTCTATATAAGGAGCTCCAACAATACCATTACTTGCTGTTAATAACTTATCATCATATATAGGAGCATATGTTGGACTATTACTACCGACTCTAGAGTTATAATTAAACTCTAATAATGTATATGGGTGATAATCTCTTTTAAAAGAGAAAGCAAATTGTACATCCATTGATGGGTCTTTTATTACATTACCAGCAGACCAAGTTAATTGGCTTGATGGTATATCTGTTGGAAATACACCATAATACTTAGACCAGAATATAATAGTTTCACCATCTTCTGCTGTTACTATGTAATAACATGCTGATGAGTAATCAAGTATTCTATTCTTTATAGTATCAGATAATGGTGCTATATTTCCTCTATAACAACCACTGATATAAGATACCCAAGCTTTAAGTGTTTGGTATACATGTAAGTTTCTATCATCACCAAACTGGATACTAAAGTTACCAGCAGAACGAGATTCGTTTAAACTTTTACCATATGTTACTTTAAATCCTGTATATGATTGACCGTATGTATTAGTAGCAAGAGTTTCATCAGATAAAGAAAATGAATTAGCAAAGTTTGACAATAATAACATAAAATCATGGTTTTGTCCATTATTAGCAACAAGGTTTCTTAAAACCCATGGTGATGCTTCTGCTATATGTCTAAACTCTTCTTCTCCTTTTAATTCTTCTAATAAATGATATTGCTCATCTAATATATTACACGATGGTCGTACAAAGAATACATGACCAAATCCTCTCTGTAATGGTACATTAGGATTAGGTAATTTATATCTATTATAAAACTTGGAACTTGTTTCAAGGATATTATGGTGTGTTTGATTATCACTTGGTAAGAAAACTGACTTGTTCATTTGACTAACTAATTGGTCTAATGGTACAGTAGCAGGTTCTCCACCAGGTATCTGTATAAATTTATTTGGGGACCAATATGTCCCTATAGAGTTAGATTGGACATCAAAAGATAAACTACGGCTATCTGGTTTACCACTAGCCATTCCTTTAACAGAATTATTACTACTATCAATATAATCAATCCTACTTGAAGATGCCATTCATACCTCCTTTCTTCGACTAAATCCTAGGTTATACCAGTGTTTTTTATGATTTTTCCTATAACTGTAAATATAATAATTATGAATGGGATAGTAATAATTTATGAAATATAAAGGATATGTAATCTCTGATATTCATGTAGGAGCATTTGATTTAGAAGCTTTATATAATGAGTATACAGAGCTTTTTATTAATAGAATAAAAAAAGATAAAGATGTGAATTTTATTATAGTATGTGGTGATTTCTTTGACCACAAATTTTATTTAAACGATAATTCAGCTAAAATGGGTTATCGTATGTTAAAAGATTTAATTACAGTATGTAAAGAAAAAAATATACCATTGAGATTTGTATATGGAACAGAATCTCATGAATGTAACCAATATGATATAATGTCAGTAATGAAAATATATGATAATGTAAAAGTAGTTAAGTTTGCTTCAGAAGAAGAATTATTACCAGAATTGAATATTTTGTATCTTCCTGAAGAGCATCTTAATAATATTGATGAATATTATAAAGAATTATTATCTAATAGAGATAAATATGATTATGTATTTGGTCACGGAATTATTAGAGAAGTAATGTCTGATTTATCAGTTCATATAGATAATAAATCAGATGATAAAAGAAAAAGAACTAAAGTATTTACTACAGCAGAATTAGATAAAGTATGTAAAGGAGAAGTATATTTTGGTCATTATCATATTAATATAGAAACTGATGATAAATTTTTCTCTATAGGAAGTTTTAGTAGGTGGAGATATGGAGAAGAAGGAAGAAAAGGTTTTTATGAACTTAATGTAGATACAGAAAAAGAAAAGTATTCTCATAAGCATATAGAGAATACAATAGCTAAAGATTATAAGACAATAAGAATTGGTTATAATAATGAAGTATTTACTGATGAAAATAAATTAAAAGAATCAATAGATTCTTTTAACAATATGATTAAAAGGGAAGCTTATGATAATATAAGAGTGGTGTTTAATATTCCGTCAAATATCGAACAGCCTGAATCGACAATCAATTATATCAAGGAAAGTCTGAAAACTAATAAAAATATTAAAGTTGAAATAGTAAATGGATATATAGATGAGAAAAGAAAAATCCAAAAGGAAAAAGTCAATGAGACTAATCAATTATATTCATTTATATTTGATAAGAATCTTCCATTAGAAGATAAGACAAGTAGATTTATTAGTATTACCTATAATAAGGAAATAAATAGCAATGATATAAAAGATTACCTTTATAAGCCCCTGAATGAAATATTAGGAAAATAAAAAAAATTAATCTTGGTGAGTTATTCAATTTAGAATAACTCACCAAGACGTTTCACCATATTTGGAATATGTTTCTTAAGAAACTCTGACCAAATATGGGAAAGTTCACTGAGGCTTAATGGTTAGCTCAGCGTGCATAAAGGTAACTGCACCCATGTTGTAATTTCAATCACAACATGCTGTAAATATCAGTACACAGAAACCCCAACCAACGATACCTAACCTTTAGCATATCTGGCTGTTACACAAAAATAATATATAAGTGTATTAACTTAATATACTCTTTAATGCATTAAATCAGAAGCATTTTCTACTTCATAGCAAATATGTACTGTAGCATTGTCATCCATACTAGCATACATCTTTACTATATCATATACAATATCATCTTTTACAAAGAAATTCATTCCAGGGTTATAATTGCAATTTGGTATATTCTCTGGGAATAATGCAGATGCATCAACCCATTCTGTCTTATGTTCTTTAGCAAATCTCCAACCAGTATCACCTGGGTTTTTCTTTAAGTACTCTTTTGATATTAAGCAAAAATAATCTTTCATCATAATTTTAATCTTTTCCTTACTATAGTATTAAAAATCTGTTGTATGGTTAAATAGATAAGAAACTGGTTTATAAAACTATAAAAAAAATAAAGGTGGTTATTATGAATATTTTTTATAATATTATGACTATTATGTATCTGATAGTAGGAGTATTCTTCTTACTTAATTTAATTATCTTAATTGCTTCTATAGCAAATAAGAATAATGAAGAAGCAAAGTTTATTGAATTTAATAGAATGAAAGAAGAATTAAAACCAGTAGCAAAAGAATTAGATTATTTAGATAAGATAGAAGCAACTGTTAGATTAATTAATCTCATTAATGTATTAACTGATAATGAGATTAATAATAAATTTACTTCTCTTAGTAAGATAAATTCTAAATATGAATTAAGAAAACTTGATGAAGATGCATCATCTATTGCTACTAATATATTTACTGCTATTAATAAAGAAGAAAATTTTATTAGTGGTAATTTAGTAGTAAATGAAGATTATATCATGAAGTATATTACTGATGAAGCAATTATCAAATTACTTGATAGAGCTTCTCAGTTTAATAGTAATATCTCTTTAGTACAGTAATTCATCGGTAATTTTAACACTAATATAAATGAATATATTAAGAAAGGCGATTTACGATATGATAGATAACTGTAATCCAATGGGATTTATGTATATATCTGAAAGCGTTTCTGATAATCCTAGAGTGTCTAACATGAATACCAATAAATCAGCTGATTTATTTTATGTTACATTTGAGACTAATCTTCAGGACTTTGATGTAGAAAATAGAAATAAGAGATATTATGATGCTAGTAATGTAATGGAGTGCATTAAAAGTGAAAAAATACAATCACTGTTAAAGACAGGTGGTTGGTTCGGAGAGTTTGCACATCCAATGCCTACTACTACAGATGAAAAACTATCTGCTGAAAGAATACAAGATGTTCCACCAGAGAAGAGAGCATTTAAAATAATGGAACCTAAATTAGTTGGTAATGTATTAACTGCTAAGATACAATCAGCTCAAGGAGCTGTTGGTGAAGGGTTTGGTAAAGAAGTTCTCGCTGGATGGATACCTCAGTTCTCTGCTAGAGCAATAGCACAGATGGTAAATAAAGGTGGTAAACCTTATGTAATGATGAAAAGACTTATTACATACGATGCACCATGGTTCCCATCACATGCAATAGCACACGCTACTTCAGCTCCAAAAGTTACTCTTAAATCATTTACAGAATCTGTATCACCTACAGATGTAATAAATGGAATGACTATTCCGTTAAAAGAGATTCTTGAAGAAGCTAATAAGGATTCTAATGTAGAAGCGATAATGGAAGCATTTGATTTAAACTTCTCAAATATAGTTGGATTTGATTCTAAGAGAAAACACACAATTATCAGAGATGAGAATAATGTGATATATGCAAACATTAATCCAAACACAGTAAAAAAAGTCAATGACTTCTATAATTCATTTAATTTTTAAATAATAACTAGAGATAAGATATTTTAATCTTATCTCTAGTTAATTTTATTATTTCAATACGAAGCTAATCATATCATCTATATCTAATTTCTTTAACTCTTCTTGAGTTGGTCCTACTAAGTATTTAGTATTCTCTAATTTATCAATTATCTTTGCTCTTAAATCTGGTTCTGTTATAACAGGTTCTACTGAATAGATATCTTTAACTATCTCATCAATTCTTTCTATTATAAAGAACTTATAATCACTACATAGAATAGTTTTACCATTAAGATTATGAGTTACTAAATTAGTATCATTAATAGGTCCAATATAATCATCTTCTAAGAAATCAATACTTACTCCTAATTCTTTAAGAGTTACATTAAAGATTTCAGCTACTCTAGAAGTATATCTATCATCAACACTTCTAATTCCTTCTTCATCAAACATGGACATCACTATATCTCTTCTACCTTTAATAGAAGTTCTATACAATGCGTGGAATACAGCTAAATCTTCTGGTAATACACCTATAGAGAAGTTAAGAGTTTCAAACTCTCCAAATCTTATACAAGATGAAGAAGCTTTTTCCAAATGAGCTTTAGATTTAAAACTTCTTGATGGCAATCCTTTATCATCTATTGCTCCAGTACTTCTTGCAGAGAATCCCCTCTTATCTGAATGCTTTAACTTCATACAATACATTTCACCTACTACTGTAGGAGTTAATACTTTATGTAGTTTACCCCATTTCTTAACATACATCTGGTCTCTCTTAATAAATGGATATTTCTGCATTAAATCAAGACATCTATAGAATATTGGTTTTGTTTCCCATAGAGGAGTCTGTTTAATATAAATACCATCATTGATAGCATCATCTATATAAGATTCTTTATCTTTCTTACTAAGACTTTTATAGTATGAATACATTTCACTATGTTGATCTTCATTCCAGATATTTATGTAATCAAATAATAACTTCTCTTTTTCTTTAAGAGTAGATAAAGTATTCATCTTTTCTCTTATCTTATGAGATGCTGAGTTAATAAACATCTCATACAATGGCATTGCAGTAGTTCTATTAATAATACCTAACATATTAAGTATTAAATCTACTCTTCTACCATCTTCAGTATATGGCATATCTTCATCTTTTCTTATAGTAGCTATAACTGATTTATTACCATATCTACCAGTAACTTTACTACCTTTTGTCAATGGAGCTTTTCTCATTATAGTAACCTTAATACTGAGGTTATCATAAACAGAATCTTTTTCTCTCCATTTCTTATCAGTATCAACCATCTCTAAAGCTCTCTTATAGAGATAATCTAACTCGTTTGAACACTGACCACCATTCTCAACTATTTCTTCTACAGTTTCTATTATCTCATAATAGAATTTATTCTGTGAATCAATATATTTATTAATCTGGTCATAGAAAGGATTATCATGTCTTTCTTCAGCATTATTGAAAATAGTAATATCTACTACTCTACTATTATTACCAATATAATATACATTATCTGAATCAAGAATAGTAGTAAGCATATCTGATTTAAAATCAAATAAAGTTTGCTTATTAAATAATCTTCTTCCTACTGCTATTCTTCCTGAACAGTATTCTCCTATATCAGGAAGTACTTTGTAATGCTTCTTATCTCCATATAGATTAAGTAAGTAATCATTATTATTAAGATTAATACTTACTACTTCTGAATCTATAGATGCAAATAACTCACAAGCTGATTCTGAAGCTATTGCTGCATCTTCTGAAGAGAATGCATCGAATGAATATGCTACAGTTACATTCTTGCCATATCCATAATTCATATAATTATCATAAGAACTTGATTTGTATAATATATCTCCTTTATTAATAATATCTCCTTCTTCAAGATTATCAATAACGTCATTATTATATTTATAACCAAATGCTTCTGTTAAATCCTCATGACTCTTTCTATGAACTACATCATATTCATTTTTATCCTTATCGTATACAATCATTTCATATACAAATGGATTCTCTAATATATCTCCATACTTATAGATTTTCCTGTATACTTCAAGGTCTGTCTTTGCTTGTTTATATCCAGATGAATACTTACCTACTACATTCTCATTATGAGTAAATAGATAAGGTACATCAGGATGAAGTAATGTCATACACTGTTTTATATGACTAGTAAACATATTTGCTCTCATAGAACTTACATAATTTGGATATGTAAGAGCTGTTATTCCTAATAAAGAAGGTGAACCAGTTAATTCTGCATTCGCTTTCTTTAAAGAATCAATCAATGAAAACTTCTTTATATTTGCCATCTCTAAACCCCTTTCAAATTGCTACTTAATTATATACCTCGCTTTATATTCCCTATTCTTTCTTTCCTTTCTTACTTGAAAATTAAACTGTACTATTTCTTTTATATTATGAAACCCTAAACTCTTATAAGAATATTCCGGATTATCATTATCAATATTATTTAGATATAACTTTAATTCATCATCAGTCCATTGTGATAATGGTTTGTATATATAGTCTATATCATCTTTACTTGTTACGTTATTATTTCTATATTCATTTTTACTATTATGATATTTCCAGAACTTATCACAATATTCTTTATAATCCTTCATTACTTTATTTCTATCAATATCACCTATATTAGTTTCCATCAAATATATATCCATTAATAGATTAATAAATTCTTTACTAGTAATATAATCCGTATCACTAATAACTCCTCTAAACTTTCCTATCTGTAATTCTGTATTTGTGAATGTCTGTATATTATAAGGCATTATATAAGATATCATTGAATTACTTAATTCAATAGGAACTTCTATTGTTACTTTCTTATTCTTCATAGAAGTTATTGGCATTGCCTGTACAAATTTATTTATATTTCTATTATTTGATATTATGATGTAATTGTGTCCATGGTCAGATGTTGATGAAGCATCTTTTAATGTATAAATAGAACCTATTAAGGTATCATTAACATTCACTATTCATCGTCCTTTCTACATTATTCTAGTCTCCAATAAGATAATATATGTATTGGAGACTAAAATATAGTTTGCCTGTTTATAAATCGTAGAAATTCAATTCCTCTTCAGCTATTTCCATCTCTTCAGGTTTTATACCCGATAAGTTTTTCTCTAATAGAGGAATTACATTATCCTTCATTATCTTAAATAATTTAGGATTATTCTTAAAATCCTCTGGCATATTTGCTAGAGTAAATTTTTCATCTTTATCTGATAAGAAGTAATAACCATTCTTATTACCACCTATCAATCCCATATCTTTTGCATATGCTACAGTAGACCTAACCATATCAATACCAGTATTAGAATTATAGACTAATTCTACATTTTTCAACGCTGCTGATACTCTTGATTTAATGATTTCTACTTTAACTTTGAATCCGGTAAAACCTTCATCTTCTTCACTATATTTCTCCCCACCTACAGCCACAAATTTTAATAAGATATGGGCTAAGAATTTAGGAGTGTTACCACCTGGACATTTTATCTATCACATCTCTGTGCAGCCAGACTATATCTTCATTCCATATTCTGTTACCGAATATAAAATGCCTCCCGTTTCCATATATTTCTATATGTACTCTACTCATTTATTCATATAGATATTTCTTCTATATTATACTTTCGATAGT